CAAGCAGAAGACGGCATACGAGATACTTGATGGTGACTGGAGTTCAGACGTGTGCTCTTCCGATCTGGGTGGTGTGACGGGCGGGGCATTCGCCGCCGCGATTGCCCAAGCTGCCAGTGCCAGCCCGCAGGTCGGAACGCGCACCGCGATGGTGCCGGGCCGCACCCTGCTGGCGGACGGTGACGGGCTGGCGTACTACTGCGCCGGCAACGACGACACCGATCCGGGTCAGGCCCGAGTGAACCTGCTGAACAAGCTGGCCGAGGCGAAAGCTGCGGCCGGTTGTGAGTTCGTTCGGGTCCTGACCACGGCCAGCGGCAGCACGAAGGGGCACCGCTATGCAGTGGCGCGCGTCAAGGCGTACCAAGGGCAGCGTAGCAACAGCCGGCGACCGAAGAACTGGGGCGTTCTGCGCCAGCTTCTGGAAGGTGGCTTCGATGCGCGGTACCCGGTCGAGCTTACGGCCAGGGCGGAAGCCGATGACCTGTTCGGCAAGTACGCCACGCAGCTAGGCTGTGCCAACGTCGTGCACTTCACGCAGGACAAGGACATGCGGATGCTGCCGGGCTGGCACATGGAGTGGCGTGAGCTTCGACTCACGTTCGTACCCGATGGGTGCTTCGACCACACGTTCAACGACAAGCAGTACGGCATCAAGTGGTTCTGGTTACAGATGCTGCACGGCGACGCCGCTGACTACGTGCCGGGCCTGCCCAAGTACGCCAAGCCTGACGGCAAACTGGCACTGTGCGGCGAGGCTACCGCAGCCAAACTGCTGGCCGACTGCACCACGAGCGACGAGGCACGGGCAACTGTGTTCGGGCTGTACCGTGGGTTCTGGGGCGACGAGTGGGAAGTGAACGTGCTCGAACAAGGTGTGCTGCTGTGGATGCGAACGGACGACAAGTCTTCCGCACTCGACGTGTGTGCGCCGGGTAACCCGCTGTTCGGTATCAGCGACAAGGCAGTCCAAGTGATCCTGACCCGCATCGCCGAGGGACAGGTATGACAAGGCTCAAGACAACGGAGGTAGCCAAGTGTCGGACGGAACTTCTAGCGGGGCAGGGCGCACGATGCGCCTTATGCAAGCTCCCCTGCTCAGCCGAGCAGTCAGTGCTCGATCACGACCACTCCACGGGGGCTATCCGGGCGACGTTGCATCGCTCCTGCAACGCCCTGTTGGGCAAGGTCGAGAACAACTACAAACGGTACGGGGTACCCAACCTTGCCGCCTTCTGCAATGGCCTCGCATCCTACCTGCAGACGCACATCACCAACCGGACGGGCTTGTTCCATCCAACACACAGGACTGAAGATGAGAAAAGGATCAAGCGCAACAAGGCAGCGCGTGCACGCAGGGCCAAAGATCGGACTGATTGACATCGAGACCGCGCCCATCGAGGGCAGGGTCTGGGGCCTCTTCGACCAGAACGTGGGGCTCAACCAGATCACGACTGAGTGGGCGATCATCAGCTTCTGCTTCAAGCCCCTGGGTGCGAAGCGCAGCGAACTGGTCTACCTCGACACGAGCGAGAAGGAAGACCCGCGCGATGACTACGAGTTGTGCGGCGCGCTGTGGGAAATCCTGCACGAGTACGACATCCTGATTGCGCAGAACGGCAAGCGATTCGACATGCGCAAGATCAGGGCGCGGCTCATCATGCACGGCTTCCCGCCGCCGAGTCCGACCAAGATCGAGGACACGATGTTGATGGCCCGGCAAGTCGCCGCCTTCACCAGCAACAAGCTGGAATGGCTGACGACCTACCTGAGCAAGCAGCAGAAGTCGAAGCACAAGGAGTTCCCTGGCTTCGAGTTGTGGGCCGAGTGCTTGGCCGGCAACCCCAAGGCGTGGGCTGCGATGCGCAAGTACAACATCCCTGACGTGACCAGCATGGAGCAGGTGTACCTGAACCTGCGGCCCTGGGTCAGCGGGCACAGCAACGTCGCCGTCTACACGGACGACGAGCAGACTGCCTGCCCGATCTGCGGCAGCCACAAGGTCAGCGAGGACGGCTTCACGTTCACCAACGTGGGCAAGTACCAGCGGTATCACTGCGGCAACTGCGGCGCGTGGTCCCGCAGCCGGTACACGCTGAACTCCCTGGCGAAGCGCAAGTCCCTGCTGGTGCGCTGATGGAGCACACGCCTGACCCCACCTTGGGTTGCTTCGGTGTGGTTTGGCAAGAGCATGGCAACCCGGTCTGCAACTGCAGGCCGGGCAAGTGCTGCGCCTCACACGATGGCTACCAGATCGGCCGAGTGTCGATCATCTCCGACATCATCTGCAAACAAGGAGCCTCATGGCACACATCCCTGACGCCGACAGCCCGTTCGAGCATGCTGCGAAGGCCGTCATGAACCCCGCCGGCCGCAAGGACGACAGCGGCAAGCTCGACGTGACCCTGTTCTTCGATGACCTCCCGCACGCCATCGAGGCGGTGACCGAGGTGCTGCAGTGGGCCGTCACCAAGAAGCAGCCCGTGCCCTACGAGAGGGGCTCGTGGCAGGGCGTCGAGGACTTCAGCCGGCGCTACCGCGGCGCCCTGCTGCGGCACCAGCTCAACCGTGCGAAGACCCTGACGTGGGGACACCCGCCTGGGTACGAGCCGGTTGATGCCGAGACGGACTTGCTGGAGCTAGCCCACATCGCAACCGACGCCATGTTCCTTCTGGAAATGGCCGTCCGCAAGGCCAAGGGCCTACCTACCCCGGAGGGTGCATGAGCATCGCAACAGATTCGCTGGCCCAGACGCTGGCCCTACTCGTCATCGCCGAAGAACAACAGCCCGGCCGAGGCACTCGTGAAGAGTGCGTGTACCAAGTCATCGGCCGCTCACACGCCACGATGGCGCTGAGCGAGGAAGCTCAGGCTGACCTCTACTCCCTGGTTGTCGAGCACCCGCATTCCACGGGCGACTTCTTCAAGCTGCAGTCCGCGTTCCGCGACTCGCTGGCTACCCATCTTCGGAGGTACCCGCATGGCTAAGTACGCAATCCTGAAGGCGGTGGAGTTCGACAAGTGCTCCGCCAAGTTCAAGAAGCAGTGGAAGAACGAGAACGCATTGTGGCACGCTGGTTGGTTGCTGCAGCCCAAGTACGATGGCTGCTTCGGCATGGCGTACATCCGCAAGGAAGTCGGCGCGTGCACGATGCTGAGCCGCACCGGGGAGGACTACACGGTAAGCTGCCGACACATCCTCAATGAACTGCACGAGGCCGCTGACGGCAAGGAGTGCGTGGTGCTGGGCGAGGTATGGCATCCGACATGGGGCTTTCCCAAGATAAGCGGCGCCTTCCGCCGCCGCGCGCTGAACGACGAGTTGCTGTTCATGGCGAACGACATCCTCGACATCAACATGTGCGGAACTGCACCCTATGGCTTGCGCCTGCTGGAACTGAAGGCGATGCTGCCTGAGATTTCCGAGAGCACGTACTCGACACACGCTGTGACGCACATCGACTACGCTGACTCCGACGTGCTCACCGTTGCCAAGAACCTAGTGGCCCAGGGCGGATACGACGGCGCCATCCTGCGTGACTGCAGCGCGCCGTACAGCATCGGCCTCGCCAACGCTGGGCAGATCGTCAAGGTCAAGCCCAACAACAGCCTCGACCTGATCTGCGAGAGCGTGCTGCTCACCGAAGGCGGGAAGACTGGCCGCGCTGTGCACACCCTGGTTGTGATCCTGCCTGACGGCAAGTTCAACAAGGTGGGCAGCGGCGTGCCGCACGACCTGGACCCGCACTCGACAGTCGGCAAGATTGTCGAAGTCGAGTTCATGGGGTACACACCTGATGGCTATCTGCGCGAGCCCCGGTTCAAGGGCGTGCGCTTCGACAAGGAAGCACCAGACCAATGAGCACCAAGTACCTTCTGACCAAGCTCGCCGAAGAGGCGGGCGAGGTTGTGGTCGCAGCCCTCAAGCATAAGCTGCACCGCAACGCCGTGACCCGAGTCGAGCTTGCCAAGGAGGTAGGCGACTTGCTCGCCGTTGTGCAGATTCTGTGCGAGAAGCTGCAGCTTTCCAACAAGACGATCATCCATCAGCAGGAGGAACGGTATGCCCGAGAGCGCGCTCGCGTCAAGTCAAGGAAGTGAACTGCTGACCCAGGTGCAGGTGGAGCAGCAGATGTACCACGGCGGCATCAAGCGCGCCGAGGGCATGATGCGCCGGGCCGAGGATGCAGGCCGCGCGAGCGACAACCCGTACAGCCGCGAGATTCTGCAGGACTACGTGCTGCCGCTGGCGGCTGTGGTCCGGGAGGCATGCACAGCCTCGAAGGCCGGCGCTGCGCAAGCGCACGTCGCGCTGCTGCGCCCGCTCGACGCTGATGCTGTGGCGTTCCTCGCCGTGCGGTGCGCGCTCAATCACTGCATGGACAGCGCGACCACACCGGACGACCGGAACACCAGCTTCAAGATCGGCACGGCGGTTCATTCGGAGCTTGTCCTCGCACAGATCGAAGAGGTCAGCCCAGAGCTTTACTACACCCTACACCGGGACCTGGGCCGGCGCATGTCCAAGCACGAGAAGCACCGCATGGCAGTGATGCGGACACAGGCCCGCGCCGCTGGGATCGAGTGGGTCGAGTGGCCGCTGGGCGCGAGGCAGCAAGTCGGGGCGTACCTGCTGGGGCTGCTGGCCCAGGCCGGCATGGTCCTCATCGACGAGCGGCACCACGAGTTGGGCCGGAATCAGTACCGCGCCGTGCATCTGGCGCCGGAGATTCTTGACCGGATCAACAAGGTCAAGGGCTACATCGCCATCACCGCGCCGGTGTACGGCCCGTGCGTTGAGCCGCCCCTGGACTGGACGACGCCGATGAACGGCGGATTCCACACCCGCGAGTTGAAGCGCACGCAGCCCCTGGTCGTGCAGTGCAGCGTGTCAGCCCGGCACTTGTACCGCGAGACCGACATGCCTGTCGTACTGGCTGCAGTCAACGCACTGCAGCGCACGGCGTGGCGCGTCAACGGACGCATCCTCGACACACTGTTCGCCCTGAGCGAGGCAGGAATACACACCGAGGAAATCGTATCCAACGTGGACAAGCCACGGCCGCCAGTGCCCGGCTGGTTGCAGCCTGACACGGACAAGGAGAAGCTGAGCGGAGGGCAGAAGCTAGAGTTCTCGCAATGGAAGCGTGCGATGGCTGAGTGGCACACCGAGAAGAGGCTGGCCGGCGTGAAGATCGGCAGGTTCTACGCCGCCACCCGCGCCGCCGTCATGTTCCGCGAGTACCCAGAGTTGTTCTTCGTGCACTTCGCCGACAGCCGTGGGCGCCTGTACCCGATGACCTATGGGGTCAATCCGCAAGGCAGCGACCTGCAGAAGTCCCTGCTCACGTTCGCCAAAGGTAAGCCCCTGGACACCGAAGGCGCGCTGCGCTGGTTCCACATCCAGGGCGCCAACAAGTGGGGCTTCGACAAGGCCACGCTGCCCGAGCGGTTCATGTGGGCGCACGAGCGACGCGACGAGTGGTTGCACTACGCTGCCGACCCGGTGAACCACCGGGGCTGGCTCGACGCCGGCTCCCCGCTGCAGTTCCTTGCGTGGTGCTTCGAGTACGCCGCCTGGGTAGACGACCCTGACAACTTCGTCAGCCGGTTGCCTATCAGCATGGACGGCTCGTGCAACGGGCTGCAGAACCTGAGCGCGATGCTCCGCGACGAGATTGGCGGAAGGGCCACGAACCTGACCGACAACGAGGTCATGGAGGACATCTACCGCAGGGTGGCCGAGGCTGCGCTGGCCCGCCTCATGGCTATGGAGTGCGAAGGAGACAAGGCTGCTCTGCAAGCCAAGTGGATAGCCCACGGAATCAGCCGCACAGTCGTGAAGCGCAGCGTGATGACGACGCCCTACGGCGTGACGCACCGCACTGCCACTGAGTACGTGGTCGAAGACTACCTCAAGAAGGTCAAGGACCACGGCTTCCTGCGTACCGAGTACAGGGCTGCGGCCCAGGTGCTCATGTCCGCCGTGTGGCCCGCTATCGGGGACGTTGTGGTCAAGGGCCGAGAGGCTATGGACTGGCTCAAGAAGGGGGCGCGCTCCATCATCAAGGACCTGAAGGCGAAGGGAGAGGAACCCGTCATCTGGTGGACAAGCCCCTCGGGCTTCCCCGCATGCCAAGCCTACTTCGAGGTCGAGGTACATCGGATCAGAACCCGCCTCGTGGGTGAAGAGAAGATACGGGTCGTACAGGAAACTGACGAACCTGACTCGAACAAGCACTCGGGAGGGCTAGCTCCTAACTTCGTGCACTCGATGGATGCAGCGCACCTGCACATGGTTACCGCTGAGGCAGCGGCCTCCGGTCGGATAGATTCACTGGCGATGATCCACGATGACTACGGGACGCACGCTGCTGACGCAGAGGCGCTGTACCAGATCATCCGTGAGCAGTTCGTGAAGATGTACGAGTGGAACGATGTGATCGACCAGTTCGCCATGAAGTATCCGTGTGTGCCGACCCCGCCGAGCAAGGGCTCGCTCGACCTGAAAGAGGTCCTGCGGTCCAAGTTCTTCTTCTCGTAAGTTCTGCTCTAACGGTCCCGGATCAATCTGGAACCGTTAAAGCACAGGAGATTCAATGACCGTCAAGGAACAAACCGTGACCCGGCTCAACCCCGAGGT